TAGCTGTAATATCAGATTCTGTAATTCTTAATTCTTCTGCAGCTTCAAACCTCTGTCTTTCTAAATCGGCTTTGGTAATACCTAATTGACTGGCTTCCTCTTCAAGTCTTCTATTTAGCTCATCTGTTGTAATACCAAGTTGGTCTGCCTGCTCTTGTTTTCTTGCCTCAATATCTGCGGTTTTGATATCATACCCTGTCTCTACAAATCCACGTTGTGCTTCTTGTGCAGCTATCTGCCTTTCAAGCTCGGCTCCGCGATATCCATATTCCTCAGAAAGAAATGCTTGTTCCTGTGCTCTTTGTTCTCGCAATTGACCAAGAAGAGTATCATAGCGGTCCATCTGAGGCTGCATGATGAACTGTTCAATAGTTTCCCGTGGAATATCTGGAAACATTTCTGAAAGATTATCATAGAAATCATCTCCTAATAAACCTGCTTGCCCCTCAGTAAGACCAAGACCGCCAAGCAAATCTGCCAATGGGTTACCCTCGTATTGAGACCACTCGGGGAATGGACCTTCTTGGCACTGAGCAATCTCGCCAGAATATTCGTATCCCTCGCACGCTACTTCAGCGTACTGGGTTCCATCCCATTTAAATTCTACTTTAGTATTAATCCACATAGTATTAGTTCTGAAGACTTCGTGCTCGTCTAAGCATCTGATAAGGAGTTAATTGCGTATTTGGGTCAACGCGTTGATAATTTAGAAAAGTTGGTATTGGATTACTAATTCCATATGGCGTCGACATAGGCACGGGAGTAGATGCTGGACCCAGACCTATTGCCTTCATACTTTCAGCAAGATTTTTAGGTGTATCTGTCTCCACTCCTGTACCTGCCCCTGTAAAAAGACTTGATAATGCCTGCTCTTGAAGAGCAGCGGTGCCAAATTGCATGGCAAAACCCTGCGCAATAGATTCTCTGGAAGCTATCATAATATCTTTAGCACTTCGGATTTGAGTATTGATTTGACCAAGGTCATATTTTATTTGTTTTGCCTGAGGTTTGCGAAAATATTCTGTTTCAATATTGGCGATATCAGCTTCATTTATTTCCTTACCCTTAAACCCTTTAGCTTTTTTATGCGAGAGTGCTTTTGATAATGCATATGCCGCAGCCGCAGGAACAGCAATACTGCCAAGAGTACTACCTAAAACGGTTTTGAAAGCAGTGCCAGCGGCTTGTTTTGCTCCCCACTTTACGAACTCTCTACCAAGAGTGCCTCCAATGAATCCACCCCAAGTACCTCTTTCTGCTACTTTTGCACCTACCCTCTGTGCGCGACCTGCCTCTGCTTCTTGCTTTCGAGCAATGTCTCTTTTGGCTTCTTCTTGCTGTTCTGTTTCTTTCTCATACTGAATACCAGCCTTAGCCCTTCCGATGCCAGCCATAGCTGCGTTCCTAGCATCAATCGCTCGTAACTGTGCTGCAAAAGCGTCAGCCATTACTCCATCTCCTCCCATACATTAGTTGTCACCAGTGTCGAATCTCTCTCTTCAACTGGTAAAAATTCTGTATAATATAATTTTGCTCCCAAGCGAATGTATAATCTCAAGTTCTTGCCGGGAACTCGTGCGTAAGCCCTTTCTCCATCCATCATCTGAGATACTGCAGGTGGCTTATCCGAAATGGTAATAGGACGCTGTGTCATATTCCTGAGTTTTCGTTCCTGTGCCTGCATTAACTCACTCGCTTGTATATAGGTCTATATTCAATAGACATATCATTTATCTGTATTCCTTCCGACGTACCCGTTGTAGTGGTCGGATTCGTAATTTTAAATCTTATGCTCTGGCAAGAGATAGGACTGCTTGAAGTAGCTCTCAACTTCTTCCATCCTGTTCCCGTACCACTAAAATTGCCTGTAAGCTGGTCTGAAAAGCTTGTGCCACCATCTGTAGCATAGTATATCGGTTGTGTCTGGTCATTATCGCTTTTATAAGTTAGTGTAATACCATATACCTTTTTTACTCTGCCGGGGTCACCAAAGTCTATATCTTTCGTGGTCACCTTGAAATTCTCAGCGGTAACGTCACGAATGTCATCTGACCATTCCTTTACACTGTAATTATCAGCAGTAGCATTCCATAGGTTTCCACCTGAGTAAGAACCCCAGTTTGCATTGGTATTGGTCCAAGTCAAATCTCCAGTAGTAAGATTCTGATAGGTGGTTGTCATATTGCCATTCCAATCAGAAACTATATTACTTCGGTTTACATTCGTATCAAATGCTGCTTGTCCCGACACCCAAGAACCTGTACGAAAGTCGTATACGTATACATCTCCATCTGTGGCAAAAGCACTTTTCAAAATAACGAGATAATATTTCTTGGGATTATAACCTATTACAGTATTTGCATTTACATAATCTTGCCAAGTAGATTCCTTAATCTTGTTCCTTAAAAGATTAGTAACATTGCTTCCATCATACAGGAAAAGACCAAACTTGTTTATCCAACATATACCAAACTCCGTCTTGACTGCTGCATGAGGATGTTCTATACCAGAGAAGTCTTTTATCTCTTCTAAGAACCAGTTGGCTGGAGAAGGAGAAGCTATATTAAGAATATAAAGTTTCCTCGTCTTGAACGCCAATAACCTGTCTGAATATTCCTCAAGCTTAATAAACTCTTCAGAATCTCCCTTAACAACGTCAATAAAATAACTTCGGGGAAACGTATCAAACTTTCCTACTGGAGTGTACATAATCCTGTCACGCATTTGAATAGTCTGACCGTCTTCGTTCTCTGTCTTTATATTAGCTACAAAACATCTTCGGTTTGCGACTACTGCAGTCTTGTATCCTTCTCCATTACCTGATATAGTAATCTTACGCTCAGAAGGAAGAAAACCATTTAATATTTCATATGTTTCCAGACTTGGAGCTAATGATACAACGCTATTAACATATACTTGGTCACCGCTATTTTTTACCCATGCTGAATAATCACCACTCAATCCTGCCCTAGCACCACGTGCCATGTCAATATCAATAAGCAGTGCCCAAGGGTCATCTGTACCGTCTACTCTTACATAAACCCTTGCACCAGATATCCTCTCATCAAACGGTGCAGTCGCATGCAGGTTCATTGTCACTTTATAGTTATCAGCACTTGGTGTAAAAGTATTATTTGATGTAGGCACATAAAGTAATGATTCCTGATGACCGTCATAAATAAACGAAGTAGCAATCTGATATGCCACAGCATCATATCCGCCGCCAGATACAGACGCTGCCGTTGTGCTGAATTGAAATCCAGCACCTGCAGATGGATAATTAGATGCGTGAATTACAAGCTCTGTGGGTGCAGCTAATGTGTTTACATTGGAAAACCAGTTGTCAAAACTTGTAGTAGAAGAAAGACTCAGGCTACCAAAGTGCTGTCTCTTAACGTAACCATACCAGTAAGGCTGAACAGAAGCACCGAACGTGCCGTCAGCAATCCTCAGGGCTTCATCGGAAAAATAGTAAACAGCTTTAATAAGCTTTGTAATGGTGGGAGTGCCAGCTTCATTAGCTTCTGTATCAAGAATACCGCTATGGTCAAGTGTAATCGTACTTGCAGTCACATTCTTAATCCTAACACCATTAAGATTGTTGTCTGTATCATCAGTACATCCTGATATCGCAATAATGTCGCCCTTGCGGAACCCATTAGATATCATTGTACTGTCATCATCTACAATAGTATCATTCGTACCAGAGCCAGAATTATCTGTAAATGCTAATTTATTTGCGGCAAATGTATCACCTGTAGCTGTACCCAAGTCAACTTGAGAGCTGTTAAATGCATCACCTTTAAGGTCGTATAGGTCTATTGTACCCGTAAGACCATCGCACATTGCAAACCAGTTCTCGCCCGTGTCTAATGCAGAAGAACCTTGCTCATGGTCAGACTCGAATACAAATGCACCGTATCCGGGCGTAATATGCCCTGCGGTACCATCTGGTATATCCGTATGTGTTGAGTCTCCTCCTAACGGCTTGATTGACATTCTCTCATCCAGAATGATATTGTCTGTTTCAGAAAGCTGATTGTCAGCAATATCACGTGGATTGAAAGCGTCATTAAGACCGCCAGAGAAATCTTTTAGACCATAAAATGATTTAGGCATGCATAGCCCTCCTAAACCAACCATAGTAATACTTTTCTAACTCTGGTCGAGTAAGTGCTAACCTAGCATATTCCATAAGTCTGTAAGCCCTTAATCTCTCAGGCTCTAATTTTGCAGTCGCTTTAATTGTTTTTGGTCCCACTTTACCATCTACTTGAATTTTAGATTTATTCTTTCCATTACATGCACGTTGCAATATCTTGGCGGACTTAGCTATTCCCTGATTAACTACCATATCAAAGTACTGTCCCTGCAACTTGTCAGGTAGTCTTTCCACTTTAGCTGGTAGCCAATAATCATCTTTATATATCTCCACGGCATCATCCATTGTAAGATTTTTTATATCAACCTTTGGATATGCCTTTTTAGAAATACCGTACTTAGTTTCTCCGCCGGGGTCATCAGGGTCGTTTACATACCCTCCCTCACGACCAATTACCTTAGTTATCTCTTGGTAAAACGGCATTATTTTTTCTTCATTACTCTTACGCCCATCAAAACCTTTTTTACCGATGTCCAAACAAGGTCGTCCATCTTGCTGGGCGACATAGCGACAATTTTGTCGACCACCATCACGGCAATCATTATATATTCCCAGTTACCCATCATATAGTCCATTATAGACCTCCTATAATTAATGCAGTTCCAATACCAGCTGTGAGTATACCCTCCACAAGCTGGTTACGAGGGATTTCTAATCCCATTAAACTATACGGGCCTTTTTTCGGAAATAGGTCATTAGAAAAAACATAATTCAATGCTCTTTCATATATCCAAGTTCCCGTAAGCCATGAACCCGTCAATAACATGGCAAAATTTAGTGGCTCAGATGAAATCATATAGGCACTGGCAACGGCACCAACCGTACCGATGTTCTCTCCAAGTCGCCAAGCATGATAATCTAGTACTCCTTCACCCTTGCCTTTATGCTCACAAATAAGTTTATTTTCTTTTCTCCTGTCTGAGTTTGCGAAGGTATACCCCTCTGTACATCCCTCGCTGAACCAATAAGTCCACATGCTTGCTATGAATACTGTTTCCCACATCCTATCATTTATCCAAATACTACAGAACTAACCAGAGCGAGAACAGAACCAAGAATAACGCCAACAAGCGAACCCAGCCCCCGAAGCCACGCCACCTGCTTCGTAAGGTCAGATTGTCGCTCATCCAATTTTCCAAGATAGCTCTTAATCCATTTGACATCGGTTTTGACCTCAGTCAAGATGGC